GAATTTCGTTTGATCAACGATGACACTGTTGAGGCAGTTGTCGATGACCCAAGAGGATATACAAGAGCATGAGTACGAACCCAGCAGAAAAGTATGAAGACTTTCCTAATGAGAACGAGGAAGAGGTTGTAGATACTAGTGAGTTAGAAATCGATATTATCGATGATACTCCAGAAGAAGATCGTAATCGTCCAAAGAAAAAGGATGAAGAGCAGGCAGATGTGAATGATAATGACGAGGTCTCCAGTTATGGAGAAAACGTACAGAAGCGCATCAAGCAAATAAAATACGAATATCATGAGGAGCGTAGGGCAAAAGAGGAGGCCCAGCGTATCCGTGAAGAAGCTGTTTCTTACGCTCAAAAGCTGCAAGAAGAAAACAATAGATTACGCAAAACTTTAGATGATGGTGAGAATACTCTTGTTGAGCAAGCAAAAGGCAGGCTTGAAGCGCAGCTACAACAGGCTAAAGCAGATTACAAGCAGGCCTATGAAACTGGAGATCCAGATAAACTTGTAGACGCACAAGAACAACTAACTGCTCTGCAAACAGAAAAGATTAGAGTAGATTCCTACAAACCTAAGAAAAGACAAGAGGAGACTCCGGTCCCTCAACCACAGCCGGTCCAACAACAAAAGTATGAAATTGATGAGCGTACAAAACAGTGGGCGGCACAGAATGAATGGTTTGGTAAAGATGAAGAAATGACTGGATTTGCCTTTGGTGTTCATGAGAGGCTAAAAAAGAATGGTATTGATCCAGCGAACCCAGAAAGGGTAGAAGAGTATTATGGCGCAGTCGATGAGGCTATGCGCAAAAGATTTCCAGACAAGTTTGATGAGGTAGAAGTTGAGGAAGCACCGCCCCGTCAGACTGGTAACGTGGTTGCCCCCGCTAATAGGAGTGCAAAAAAACCGCGCAGAGTGCAGCTAACCTCAACCCAAGTTTCTCTCGCCAAGAGGCTTGGCCTGACCCCAGAGCAATACGCGGCGCAACTTATGAAGGAGGCATCTAATGTCTAATCGTACACCTCGCTCAAGCGAGTCAAGAGACAAGACTGAGCGCAAAAAAAGCTGGCAGAGACCTTCAAATCTTCCTGACCCCGAACCAAAAGAGGGTACTGAGTATCGCTGGGTTCGCACCTCAATCATGGGTGAGGCAGATAATAAGAATGTATCTGGAAAGTTTCGTAATGGGTGGACTCCGGTTAAGGCAGAAGATCATCCTGAGTTACAAGTGATACCTGATCACGATTCTAAGTTTCAGGGTAATGTTGAGGTTGGAGGTTTGCTACTTTGCGAAAACTCCACAGAATATGTTGAGTCAAGAGAAGAGGCGCACAAGGAGATGAACCAATCTCAAATAGATGCTGTTGATAACAGTTATCTTCGCCAATCTGACCCAAGAATGCCCGTTCTGAATCCAGAGCGCACAACAAAAACTTCGTTTGGTAAGTAACCTTTATGGGGCGCTTACCATTGTTCAAATGGCTTGATTAGAAGGAGAGAAGTATGTCTTCAGTAGCCGCTCCCTTCGGTCTGCGCCCGATTGGCCGCTTAGATAGCGGTTCTCTTGAGGCTTTCCGCCAGTATCCTATTGCTTCAGGATACGGCACTGCGATTGCAACAGGAGATATCGTACAGCTAGTTGACGGTGGAACCGCAACTACAATCGAAAAGCAGTCCGGCACTGGCGATGATTCGACAGCAATCGATATCGTTGGTATCTTCCTTGGGTGTTCGTATACAGATCCGAACACTAATCAAAAGACGTTCAGTCAACTATATCCAGCAAGCACTGCTGCTTCGGATATTATGGCGTATGTCGTAGATGATCCTAATGTTCTGTTCACTATCCAAGCTGATGGTGCGCCGACAAACACAGGCGATATCTATGGCAAGAACACTCTTCTCGTTCAAACAGCACCTAATACTTCGCTAAAGATTAGCCGTGTTGCATTGGATATTTCGGAACTGGATACAGATCCGCAAAACCCAATCCGCATCATTGATTATCTTGGCGGCGATCAGGGCGATGAGAAGGGAACGTCTTTCCCGATTCTGGTGTGTAAGTTTAATTACCATCAGCATTCATCAACAACTGGCTCATCATAAGGAGTAGAAAATGGCTATTACACGCGCACAACTCCTGAAGGAGCTACTCCCCGGTCTTAACGCATTGTTTGGTCTTGAGTACGAAAAGTATGAAAACGAACATGCTGAGATCTACGAAACGGAGAACTCAGAGCGTAGTTTTGAAGAAGAGGTGAAATTATCAGGTTTTGGCGCAGCGCCAGTAAAGCCTGAAGGTTCTGCTATCAGCTTCGACTCAGCGCAAGAGTCGTACACTGCTCGTTACAACCACGAAACGGTTGCAATGGGCTTTTCTGTAACCGAAGAGGCTATGGAAGATAACCTGTACGATGCTCTTTCGGCTCGCTACACCAAAGCCCTTGCACGGGCTATGGCGTACACCAAACAAGTCAAGGCAGCAGCTTTGCTGAACAATGGCTTTACCACCTTCAATTCTGGAGATGGTGTAACCCTGTTTAGCACTGCACACCCGACTGTAGCTGGTGGAAACAATGCAAACCGTCCTACTACAGATGTTGATCTGAACGAGACATCACTGGAAGACGCAGTAATTAAGATTGCCGCATTCGTAGATGAACGTGGTCTTTTGATTGCAGCCCGTCCTCGCAAGTTGATTGTACCTCCCGGATTGATGTTTGTTGCAACACGTTTGCTTGAAACAGATCTGCGTGTCGGCACAGCCGATAATGATCTGAACGCCATTCGTTCTAATGGTTCTATACCTGAAGGCTACCGTGTTAATCACTATCTGACGGATGCAGATGCGTTCTTCCTTACTACTGACGTTCCTAACGGAATGAAGCATTTTGTAAGGACGCCAATGGCAACATCAATGGATGGTGACTTCGACACTGGTAATGTTCGGTATAAAGCCCGTGAGCGTTACAGCTTCGGTGTTTCTGATCCGCTTGGCATGTTCGGTTCCGCAGGGGGCTGATTTAGGCATCTAAAAGTTATCTGTAACTTTTTATGCAAAAAAATAAGAAGGGCGGTTTCACACCGCCCTTTTTTATGTATACTGATTAAGAACCTTGACAGCGTAATGCTGACACTAGCCAAGACAAGGAGTTCCTCATGGCTAATACAACCTTTTCAGGTCCGGTACGCTCTCGCCGTGGTTTTATAACCGCAGGACCGGATTCGGTAATTGACATTACCGCAGAGACAACACTCACCTTCGCAGATCATGCTGGACGATTGATCACTGTCAACGATGCTGACGGTGCCATCACCCTTCCAACTATTGCATCAGGCTCCAAAGGAGCAAGTGCTGGTGATGATGATCCTAGTGTAAACAATCACTTTGGTGCGGTTTATCGTTTCTATATCGAAACTGATTGTAGCGATTGTGACATCAAAACAGACGGAACAGACAAGTTTGTAGGCTCTGCAACGGTAATCAACGTAGCAGATGGAACAAATTCTAGCTTTGTGCCTGCTGCATCAAACGATGTTATTTCATTGAATGGTGGAACAACAGGCGGAGACAAGGGATCTTACGTTGAGATTACTGCTGTAAAAGACAACGTGTACCTTGTTCAGGCTATGCTTGTAGGCACTGGCACTGAGGCTACACCTTTCGCTGACAGCTAATATAGGAGGCTGTAATGGCGATGTCTGATGTATTCGCAGTAACAAAAACCGCTGACGCGACTGTGTTTAATGGTCGCGCTAGGGTGCGTCAGATCCAAGTGGTAACAGCAGGATCAGGGAGTCCTCAAGTCGTTCTGAAAGATGGCGGCTCTGGAGGCACAACCATGCTTGATCTTGCTTTTGGCACTGGAAGCACATTCTCTGTAAACATTCCTGATAACGGAATACTGTTCAATACAGATGTGTATTTAGATCTGACAAACTGTTCTAGTGTGACGGTGTTTCTCTCTTAGGGGTTATCATGGCAGAGCGTAAGGCTAAGATGCCCCCCAGAAACAAGAAGAACTTCCGTCCTACTAAATCAGGCGCTGGCATGACAAAGGCTGGCGTTGCTGCTTACAGGCGTAAAAACCCCGGCAGCAAGCTCAAGACAGCGGTTACAGGCAAGGTAAAACCCGGAAGTAAAGCAGCCAAGCGCAGGAAATCTTTCTGCGCCCGTTCTGCTGGTCAAATGAAAAAGTTCCCCAAAGCAGCGAAGAATCCAAATAGCAGACTACGTCAGGCTAGGAGGAGGTGGAAATGTTAGGAGTTAACTATGGCAGAACAAGATAAGTCTAAGCGCAAAAGGAATCGTAAGAAAAAAATGACTTTGCCGCAGACAAAAAAACCAACCCTGCGGCAGCGAAGGCAATACCATAATCGGGCCGACACGTTGCTTGGAAGTATTGATCAAGCTATGAACCCCGGCATGATTTTGCGAGATCCAGACAAGGGTCGCCGATATGATGATCGTGTTGTTCCGGCTTTGAGTGAAGTATTGCTAGGAACAGGTAGATTTGTCGGCGACAAGATTAAGGGCATGAGGGGAATGTCTGCTGGAGGCTCTTTAAAGACCAAGGGAATTGATGGTATTGCAAAGCGTGGAAAAACTAGAGCAAAGCGTGGTTGATGTTAAATAGCAAATTTATAGCTGGAACTTTGTTTGTGTCCTTTGTGGGGATATGCGCCACAGGGGTGACTTGGATATCGTCCACTCTAATAGGTGTGGATAAGAGTGTTGCTGTCATGTCTGTAAAGATTGATGACAATAGTCAGAAGATTGATGAGCTTCACAACATGTTGAGGCCAATGTGGGAAGAGTTCACAGGAAGGAACTACGATGGCGATATCGCGAGCGTCCATGCAGCAGCAGTTAAAGGGGAATAAGATGAAGAAGAAAAGTAAAAAGGTAACGCCGCCGAAGTCTATCAAAGACTCTTTAGATAGCATTTTTCAAAAAAAGAAAAAAAATAGAAATATTATTGATCCTTTATTGCGGCCTGATTTTAAGCAAGCCAGAGCTTACTATGAAACTATTAAGGAGAATCCAAAGGCTATAAAGAGGTTTGAAGAACAAATTAAAAAAAGAAAAGCTCAGAATAAAAACATTGGTGGGATTCTCACTCTGCTTGCTTCTGATGCGGCAAAGAAGAAGAGAAAGACAGGATCTGATGCTATGAAAGCAAAAGGTATGACACCAGCAGATAGAATGTCTGAGGGAGGCCAGATGGTTAAGTCAAAGCGCACCCGCTCTATAGACGGTTTAGCTACAAGAGGAAAGACTCGTGGCACCCAGCGGTAAGCGCAACTACAGATCTGAGTATAAGAACTACCAGTCAAAAACTACTCAAAAGAAAAGTAGGGCTGGAAGAAATACAGCAAGGCGTAAGATGTCTGCTGCTGG